TCTGCTCATGTTGGACATTTTAAGTCTCTTGTTTCTGATCTTGCTCTTAAGCGGAGCATTAAACCCGATATTATCTTTGTGGATTACCTTAATATCTGTGCTTCCGAGAGATATAAAGGGAGCATTGTCAACTCCTACACATACGTCAAAGCAATCGCAGAAGAACTTCGAGGCTTTGCTGTGGAGTGTAACGTTCCTATTATCAGTGCTACGCAAACCACTCGTTCAGGTTATGGTAGCACTGATGTTGACCTTACTGATACTAGTGAATCCTTCGGTCTCCCTGCTACTGCTGATCTTATGTTTGCCCTTATTAGTACGGAGGAGCTTGAGGGCATGAATCAGATTATGATTAAGCAATTGAAGAATAGATATAATGATACCAATACATACAAGAGATTCTGTGTAGGTATTGACAGAGCGAAGATGAGGTTGTATGATGTGGAGGAATCTGCACAAGACGACCTTGTTGATTCTGGACAAGGAACCGAACCTCAACAGATTGATTTAGTTAAAAAGTTCACATCAAAGAAAACATTTCAAGACCTAAAGTATGACTAAGCGAGTAAACACTGATGCCTATTTGGAGTTCGTCAATGAAGTCACGTCGCAACCATCGAAAGAGCACGAAGCATTCATTTATCGTATTCAAGAACTTCAAGGGCAAGACTTTCATGCCGAGCGATTGCTTACTGCTGCTGTAGGAGCATGTGCTGAGGCAGGTGAGTTTACTGAGATTGTGAAGAAGATTGTCTTCCAAGGTAAACCTGTTAATGAAGAGAACATGTTTCATATGAAGCGTGAACTTGGTGACATCATGTGGTATATTGCACAAGCATGTATGGCATTGGATGTGAGTATTGATGAAGTTATTGCTATGAATGTAGACAAACTCAAGGCACGTTATCCTGGTGGTGAGTTTGATGTTCACTACTCCGAGAATCGTCAGGAGGGAGATGTTTGATGGGTAAGAAATCATTTAAGAATAAGCATCAACAGCAATGGGAGTGGGAAGAAACTCCTGAGACTAAAGCAGCAATTGCTGCTCTTCATGAAGGTATTCGTCAACGTAAACTAAAGACCGAAGACGACAAATTTAATTACGATACAGGTGGAAAATGAATCTTACACAGGATGAACTTTGGGAAACAATTCACACTCTCGGTTGGAATGTCAGAGATGACAATATTGTAATCGAGATTGGTGGTACACAGGTATCTGGTATCCAACAACCTGAAGGATACAATAAGAAGTGGTCATCTCAAAAGGGTGACCGCAAGTATAATAAGGATGCCTTTATTGTATTGAAAAACCTCTCACGAAACGACGACACAAAATCACAACCTATGGATAGGGAGCACAAACCTCCTCATTCAAATGAAACTGTTGAACCTCAAGACATTACTGTCAATATGGATGGCGGTGTAGGTGGGTCTTGGGAAGTTAAAGAAGAGTCATAATGAATTTTATAGAAGATTACCAAATAGCAAGTCAATCTAATTGTAATTTTATTATTAATTGGTTTGAAAACAATACTGATCGTCACAGGTCTGGTTGGGTTGGTGAATCCCTTCAGGTAGATACTAGTGTAAAAGATTCCACTGATATTTCTATGGAAGCTGACGCTAGTTATTGCTCTGAAGTTAATGAGATTGTGTTATCTTCTGTAGGATCTGCTGTAGAACTATACAAAGAAAAATATTATCATTTAGATGACCTTGGTTCATGGGGATTTTACAGTGGATATAACTTACAAAGATATTATCCAGGTCAAGGATATCCAAGAACTCACTGTGAGCAAGGTGGTTGTGGACCAGACTCTCCTCGTATGTTAGTTTGGACATTGTACTTAAACGATGTTACTGATAGGGGAGAAACTTTTTACCCCTATCAAAGACAAGCAGTTACTGCTAGAGCAGGAAAAGTATGTTTGTTTCCTGCAGCATGGACACATATGCATCGGGGTATTATTAGTCCGACACAAACAAAATACATCGCTACAGGATGGTTTAATTATTACGATGCTTAGTCTTTGGATTCACACACGAGCATTCTTTGCTGTTGTAGTTGTTGGGTGTATGCAACCTGTCAACTGGGCACAGTGTGTTCGTGTGGACCAATGGTTATGGCCTGAGGTTGTTCAGGGTTATAAACTATGGACAGGACAGGAAAAAATCTATGAAAAAGAAAAGGATTATCTAAATAGTTTGGATGATTCCATAGAGTAAGATGGCAACTAACGCTAAAGAAACTGCCAAGCAGGAAAATGGTTCTAGGTATTTCTTTGAGTCGGTAATTGAGAGAGGTAAAGAACCTACTGATGCTGAAATGAAAAAAATATATGATGGGTTTGGTGCAGAATGGAGAATGACATATACAAAACAAACAGCAGCATTAAAAAAATATTTGGGTGGTAGTAAGGGGTATGAGTATTCCAGAGACAATGGAATAATGCCTTACATTGAAGAAATTGCTAAGAAAGAATGTGGTGTATCTGTGAAGGACCGTTGGAATCCTATGGATATTGTTCTTGTTAAAAAGAGTTTGAAGAATGTTGTGCAAGGTACAATTCGTGAGTTAACAAATATTGATGGTATGTCTAAGGATGCTAAACTTACTCTCCTTAATGCTTATATGAGAGATGCTCTTAGAGAAAAGGTTTTGATTGGAGTTTCTCTAAAAGCAATTGCAGCAAAAAAGAAAACTGCATCTGCTGAAGTTGCAAATGCTGGTGGAGCAGCTGGACAACCTGCTCAAATTGATGCAGTGAAAGGATCTTTAAAGTGTACATTAACTCTTGGGAGGAAAAAGAATTACTTGTTTGATACAGGTGAACTTGGATTTGATATGCAAACTCAGAAGGGTGGACAAATCCATGGTCAATCTAGAAACTTTCAATACTCTAAAGAAAGAAATCTTGTACAGACCGACTTAACACCTAAGGGTAAAGATGCTGGTGCTAAGTTAGGTAAGGTATCAAGTGTTGCTTTGGATAAGTTTTTAGGTAGTTTGAGTCTTGAGCGTCCAACTTCAGCAGCAAAGCATCGCCACATTCCAGCTGTAGGTAAGTGGAATGATGCTGATAAAAAATATTGGATTAGTTTGTATAATAAGTTAAAGAATACTGGCGTTGATTTTGGTGAGGTTGCTGTATATGAAAACAATCAAAAGATTGCCGAGGGATTTGAATCGGTTTTAGACTATGCTATTAACTATGAAACTCAAAAGGCAGATAGAAGTTCTGGTGGTAGATTTTCTTCCAAACTAATTGCCATGGAATGGGCACATATATGGGTGCAGATTGAAAAGAAAAAGAAGACTAGAGAATGGTGTACCTCATTATATTATGGTGCTAAGAAAGAATTTGGAGACTCTAACGGACCTTTCCTCAAGATCTACTGACACCCTAAGAACTGTCACACCCCTGGTTGCGACTGCCTTCTGCCATGCTATAATATGTGTATAGACAAAGGACGAATGCCAAACAAACACCTTGAGCACCTAGAGGATTCCATCTTTGATGGTCGTCGCGTTGCTCTTGCTGCTGTCAAGCAAGCACTGACTGTCAAGAAGGTCAGCGTCAAGTGGGATGGTGCTCCCGCTATCGTCTTCGGAACTAACCCTGACAATGGTCAGTTCTTTGTGGGCACCAAGTCTGTATTCAACAAAAAGAAAGTTCTAATCAACTACACCTATGAGGACATTGAGACGAATCATAAAGGCAACGTTGCAGATATCCTTCGTTTATGTCTGCGCTATCTTCCTCGTATCAATCGTATTATCCAAGCTGATTGGATCGGCGTCGGTGGTGGGTCTGTTTATTGTCCTAATACTGTGGAGTATAAATTTTCCACTCCGATTACTCAACAAATTATTCTAGCACCTCACACTTCTTACACTGAGGTATCACCTACAGCAGAGGCAAGCATTGGTGTTACTCTACAGTCTACTAACAGTGTTCGGTTCATTGATACTAATGATGCAATTGTTGGTAAGTGGTCTGCAGTGAAACTTGTTGCTGAGATTGTTGCTCTGATTCCGTTCTGTAAGGTTGATAATAGTGCAGATCTCAAGAAGCATGTCAATACATTTATTCGTATGGGTGAGATACCTAGTCCCGAATTATTGTTCAATGTCTTCAATGCTAAATATAAGGGTGAGGTTAATGTGACTACCTTTAAGGTGTGGCATAAAATCTTCCAACTGAAACAGCGTCTATTAGATGCGGTTGTTCCTAATGAAAATGTTGAATGTTTCATTGACGGTATGCCTTCTTCACACGAAGGATTTGTTATCCCTTCTAGCAACCCATACAAACTTGTAGACAGACTGACTTTTAGTAAAGCAAACTTTAATCTTAGTAAGAATTGGTAGAATGAAAAGTTTTAGTGCTTTCCTAACTGAAGCCGAAAAATCATTTGCAGCAAAGTCTGCAGAAAAATTAAAACTTAGACATGTAGGTTACGGTAGGTATGCGGACCCGAGAGGGAATGTAACCCACATGTCTAAGGATGGAAAATTAGTAAGAGTAGACCCTAAGGACGTAGAAACCCCCACTCAAGCCAATGGAGAAGAAGAA